AAGATTGAGTTTAAGTTTGACTCATTCCAACACATGATCGATTGCATTGGAATTCGGCCAGAGGATACAACGCTTGACCGAATTGATCCACTCGGACATTATGAGCCAGGCAACGTGCGATGGGCGACAATTGCTGAACAAACATCAAACAGACTGCCCCGTGGCTACTGGCAAAAACAGAATGAAGCGGTGACCTGAATGCAAATTCCAATCCTAAACGGCATCTACGCTGACAACACGCCAGAGTTGCGCACCAGTTATCCGGTGAACATGATGCCAGTGCCAAAGAAGTCTGGCATCAGCAATGGATTCCTGCGACCAAGCGATGGCATCGTGGCCAATGGCACAGGCCCAGGCACTGACCGTGGTGGCATCAATTGGAATGGCGTGTGCTACCGAGTCATGGGCACCAAGCTGGTGACCGTGGCCAGCAATGGCACTGTGACGATTCTTGGCGATGTTGGTGGCCCAGTCGACACATTGGTCACATTTGACTACAGCTTTGATCTGCTGGCCATTGCATCCGGTGGCCGATTGTATTTTTGGGATCCAGTTGCAGTTACCCTTACACAAAACACCGACCCAGACCTTGGCGTGGTGCTCGATGTGGCTTGGGTGGATGGCTACTTTATGACCACCGATGGCGAGTTTTTAGTCGTCACTGAGTTGTCCAACCCATTGTTGGTGAATCCACTCAAGTACGGCAGTTCTGAAGCAGACCCCGATCCAGTGGTGGCGCTTCTCAAACTGCGCAACGAAATCTATGCGCTCAACCGAAACACCATTGAGGTGTTCGACAACGTGGGTGGCGAGTTGTTTCCATTCGCACGCATTGAAGGCGCTCAAGTACAAAAAGGCGTGATTGGCACGTTTGGATGTTGCGTCTATATTGAGCGCATTGCATTCTTGGGTGGTGGCCGCAATGAAGCGCCAGGCATTTATGTCGGTGCAGCTGCAACCACTCAGAAGGTGAGCACGCAAGAGATCGACAACCTGCTCCTGCAATACACCGAAGCGCAACTTGCAACGGTCAAGCTCGAAGCACGAAACGACAAGAACCACGAGCACCTTTATGTGCACCTGCCAGATCGCACGATCGTCTACGATGCATCGGCATCCGAAGCACTTGGCGAGCAGGTTTGGTTTACGCTGACAACAAGCGTGGTTGGATTCTCACAGTATCGCGCACGCAACATGGTCTGGTGCTACGACAAATGGCTCGTGGGCGACCCACAAAGCAGCGCGATTGGTTACTTTGTGCAAAACACTGGCCACCATTGGGGCCAGCAAGTGCGCTGGGAATTTGGAACGCTGATCGTCTACAACGAAAGCAATGGTGCGATTTTCAATGAGATGGAGCTGGTCAGCTTGACCGGCAGCGTGGCCATTGGCACAAATCCACAGATCAGCACCAGCTACTCGCTGGATGGCAAGTCATGGAGCCAAGACCGCAGCATAAGCGTGGGCACCACAGGAAACACCGCCAAGCGCCTGGCATGGTTTCAACAGGGCCACATGCGCAACTGGCGCATCCAACGCTTCCGTGGCGACAGCGATGCTCATGTATCATTCATTCGTCTTGAAGCTCAGATTGAGGCATTGGCATTCTGATGGCAACCGCACCAACATCACGCAAACTCAATCTGACGCGAGATCAGCTTTCTCAGTTTTTGACTGATCAGCAACAGATCAGACAGTTTGAACTGTTGTTTGCTGCCGTTGACGAGTTGCAAGTAATTGTCGGAACTGACTTTGAGTATCAGGCAGACACAGCAGCGGCCACGGCAAACGAGGCACTCGCACAGGTCAGTGCACTTGCACAGGACACAGCAGTGGATCAGGCTGTGCTCAATGCAAAAGTGCAGCAGGCATTGGATGCGGTCTCACAATTGGCTCGAACGCTTGAACTGATTGCAACTGCACCAGCCATCGAAAACAACAACTCGGTGGTGACCGACTACATCGATTTCAACACGACCACGCCATCGCCAGCCGTAAAGGTTGGTCGGATGCACTGGAACGGTGGCTACACGCTAAACCTTGAGATGACACCAAACGTCAATCAAGCCATTGGCGAGTCGCAGTATTACTACATCAAGGCATCGGCTGCCATTGCCAAAGGCCAACTGGTGATGTTCGATGGCTCTGTTGGTGCATCTGGCGTGCTCAAAGGCAAGCCATCCACTGGCGTGACCAATGGTCAGCTCATCATGGGCGTGGCCGCAGAAGCCATCGCAAACAATGGGTTTGGACTTGTCTCCAGCTTTGGTCTGGTGCGAGGATTCAACACAACAGGCACACCGTATGGCGAGGTCTGGGCAGACGGTGACATCCTGTACTACAACCCATCATTTGCTGGTGGGCTAACCAAGAATCTGCCTACCGCGCCAATCCCTCACATTGTAGTGGCTGCCGTGGTCAATGCGGCCACAGCAGGTTCAGGATCAGTTTTTGTCAGAGTTCAGGCCGAGCCATTGGTTAGCCAACTGTCTGATGTTTACGCGCCAACACCGGCCAATGGTGATGTGCTGGTTTACGATTCAGCCCAACAACGCTGGGAAAACGCTCCTGTAAGCACTGCTGGCGCTGTCACATCTGTCACCGGCACTTCGCCTGTCGTATCGTCTGGCGGCACTACGCCAGCGATCAGCCTGGCTTCTGGCTATGGCGACACTCAGAATCCCTATGCTGCAAAGACTGCAAACTATGTGCTGGCCGCGCCTAATGGATCATCGGGCGCACCTACATTTAGGGCTTTGGTTGCCGCTGACATTCCTGCGTTAAGTTATGTCAGCTCGATTGGTGTCACAGCACCAATTACTTCAACAGGAGGCTTGACACCAACTATTGGCATCACCCAGTCGGGTGCGGCCAGCAATGGTTATTTGTCAAGCACCGACTGGAACACATTCAACAACAAACAGCCAGCAGGAACTTATGTCACGGCTGTCTCTGTCGTGTCGGCCAATGGCCTTGCCGGTACATCAAGCGGTGGTGCAACGCCTGCGCTGACGCTATCGACCACAATCACTGGCCTGCTCAAGGGCAACGGAACGGCAATTTCTGCCGCAACATCCGGCACAGACTATGCGCCAGCCACCAGTGGGACATCGATCCTGTATGGCAACGGCTCTGGTGGATTTAGCAACGTCACGATTGGTTCTGGTGTCAGTTTTTCTGGCGGTACTCTGTCGGCCACAGGCTCTGGTGGTACGGTCACATCGGTGGCCGCGCTCACACTTGGCACGACTGGAACAGACCTCTCCTCGACTGTTGCCAATGGCACCACAACGCCTGTCATCACGCTAAATGTGCCTACGGCATCGGCATCAAATCGTGGTGCCTTGAGCAGTACAGACTGGAGCACGTTCAACGGCAAGCAGGCCGCGCTTGTGAGTGGAACAAACATCAAGACAGTTGGTGGTGTTTCTTTGCTTGGTGCTGGTGATATTGGAACACTTGGCACAGCATATGGTGGCACTGGACTCACATCGTTCACAGCCAATGGAATTGTTTATGCATCCTCCACATCTGCGCTAAACACAAGTTCAGCACTGACATTTGATGGAACGAATTTTGCGACAACAGGAAGGTCGTCTGCTGCATCCTTTGTTCCAACAAGCTCCACTGTTCCAACGAATGGAATGTTTGGGGTTACCACCGTAACGTTTGCAACAAACTCGACCAACCGTGGCGGCTTTGCTCTAAATGGTGAATTCAGTCTTAACACGGCAATAAATGGTGGAAATTTATTTTCTGCTGTGAATAGTGATGCCAATGGTTATGGTGTTTCAATACTTATTGGCAACCAGAACACAAGCAACCGATTCATAGAGGGATATTCTTTATCTGCATCATCTCAAAACCTTGCCATATACACAGATGGCAATGTGAGGATTAAAGCGGGTTCGACTTACGGAAACTTCTCTGACAGAAAGTTGAAGACAAACATCGTTGATGCCAGTCCAAAGCTGGATGATGTGATGAAACTTCGCGTCAGGAATTACAGCCCAATTGATGATACAAGCCAGAAGTTCATTGGATTCATTGCACAGGAAGTGGAGGAAGTTTTCCCAAATCTTGTCATTGAGCAAGACGATTTCATCAAAGAAGAAAAGATCACAATTGATGAAGAAGGGAATGAACAAACGTCATTTGTCGATGTGCCAACAGGTACGAAGACAAAAGCGATTAAAGAATCCGCATTGATCTCGATACTGATAAAAGCTGTTCAAGAACAGCAAGAGCAAATTCGTAAACTCCAAGCATCAATCGATGCTATGACACAGAAAGGTTGAAAATGACCGTATCCATCAAGGTGCTGATCCCACCAAAGCAGGCCGAAGCCACTCAGACCACACAGTACACAGCTGTGAATTGCAAGGCCATCATTGACAAGTTCACGATCACCAACACCAACACCACCAATGTGACCATCAGCGTCAACTTGGTGACAACTGGTGGAAGCGCTGGTGCATCTAACCTGATCATGGACACACGTGCCATTGCACCTGATGAGACCTACACATGCCCAGAATTGGTTGGCCAAGCACTGGAGTCTGGCAGTTTCATCAGCACCATTGCCAGTTCAGCCACATCGTTGACCATCCGCGCATCTGGCCGCGAAATCACTTAATCAAGGAGAACAGCATGGACAAATTCATGATGATGCCCAAGGGCTTTATGGGCTTGCCGATGGAGGAAGAATTCATCAGCACAGCCGAAAACAAGAAGAACACCCAGATCGCCATCGACGACTGGATGCTTGGCCCTGAGAATCCAAGCAACGAGCAAACAGCCAACAAGACCTACTGGATCGCGGTGGGCAAGGCCATGCAAGTGGACGAAAAAGAGGCTCGTCGTCGTCGCTGCTCGAACTGCGAATACTACGACAACAGCACCATGACACAGGCCAAAATGGAGCGCATTCCCCGCAATGACTGGGACATCGATGCCGGTTTTCGTGGCTACTGCACCAAATTCGAGTTCATCTGTCACGATCTGCGCGTCTGCCAGGCATGGGAAGAACGTGAATTTGAAATGGAAGATTGACCAAATGTCAAAATGTGGGAAAATAAAGGCGCTGAGTCTATCGGGCCGCCAGCAGCTCACCCTGAATAGGAGTTGCGCATGACTGGTATCGATTGGCTCAAAGAGAACCTGCAAAGGGTTCTTCTGCTGCCTGCGCCAGTCGTGGAATGGCTTGTCATGGTCTACGATGCCATTCAGGTGTTTGACGATGTTGCCGATGGCGACACAGTTGAGCGCAAAGACCTGAATGCAACCATCTGGAACACTCTGGTGGGCATGCATCAAAACCAATTTTTTATCACAAACAGCCACCATCTTGTGCCATTGCTGGCGACAGCAATCATGAAGTGGCAAGCCTCCGATCAAGCAGAGCGTGCAGGTGAAGCCGATGCCAGATCATTCGTCTGGCGTGCAGGCTACTATGACCTGATCCTGATGGCCGTATCGCTTACGCATGGCCCAGGCTTTGCCACAAAAAATGCACATCTGGTCATGGATTTATATGGCGAGAAATTTGAAGACTACATGAAGGAGTTCGGCAATGCCTGATCCAGTAACAGCCCTAGTCGTGGGCGGAACACAATTAGTTGGCAGCACAATGCAGGCTGGCGCAGCAGAAGACGCAGCAAACATCCAAGCTGGCGCAGCAGGCCAAGGCATTGCAGAACAGCGCAGACAATTCGACGCTTTGCAAGCCTTGCTTAAACCTTACACAGAGGCAGGTCTGCCAGCACTCGAAGCACAGCAAGCCTTTCTTGGCCTCAAAGGGCCAGAGGCAGAACGTGCGGCCATTGAGCGAATCAGCGGTGGAGAAACATTCCAAGCCCTTGCTGGCCAAGGCGAGGAAGCATTGCTCCAGCGTGCATCGGCCACTGGTGGCCTGCGTGGTGGAAACATTCAAGGCGCACTGGCTCAATTCCGTCCTCAGCTTCTGTCAAGCCTCATCGAGCAGCAATATGGCCGCTTGGGTGGAATGACGCAACTTGGTCAGCGCTCTGCTGCTGGTGTTGGTGCTGCTGGAATGGAAACTGGCACCAATGTGGCCAATCTGCTGGCCCAGCAAGGCGCAGCACAAGCTGGTGGTGAACTTGGCCAAGCCAAGGCCTATGGCCAACTATTCAACCTGCCTGCTCAAATGCTGGGCTTCCAGTACGGTGCAGGCGGAAAAGCTGGCATGGGCTTCGGGTTCTAAAAGGAAAACAACATGGCAGGCATCAACCCATTCCAAGCACCAATCAACTACGCAGTCGAGGTGCAAAGCCCATTTGAGGCTGCACTCGGTGGCTTCAAAATTGGCGCAGCAGGTGCAGAAGCACAGGCACAGGCACAAGCACGCGAACAAGCTCTGAAGGGACAGACAGAACTAAAAACTCTGTTAACTAACCCTAATGCAACAGCAGCAGATTATGAGCGTGTGATACCTTTTTTACCTAAAGACCAAGCGGCAATCGTAACGCAAGGTTTTGAAAGAAAAACAAAAGAGCAACAGCAAAATAGTCTGCAACAGTCTGGACAAGTTTATACAGCCCTGAAATCTGGCCAGACTGATATTGCAAAAAACCTGCTCAAAGATCAGGCAACCGCATTTCGCAATGCTGGCCGTGAGCAAGATGCCAAGGCGACAGAGACATATCTGCAACTGATCGACATGAATCCTACTGGTGCGCAGACAACCATTGGATTGATGATGGCCACATTGCCTGGTGGAAAAGAAATACTTGAGAATGTTGACAAGACACTTTCAACAAGCCGAGAAGAAGAACTCTTTCCAAGTAAGTTGAAAGAATCCACGGCAAAAGCAGAAAAATCAGCTGTTGAAGCAAAATTTGCAGAATCAAACGCTGTCGTAGACCTTACAAAGAAGGGCTGGGATATCACCAAGGTTCAAGAAGACATTGCAATCGCAAAAGAGAATGCAAGAATTGCAGCACTAAATGCGGCAAATGCAAAAGAGACAAATGCCTTGAAGCGTCAAGAAAATCAATTAAAACTACAAGAGATGATTGATAACCGAGACACGAAAGTGCGTCAACTAGTAGCAGAAGTTGAATCTTCACGTGGTGATATGGACAACTTCTTGAACACTGCAAATCGCATTTTGCAGACACCAAAAGATGTCGTGAATTCAGCAACAGGGCCAATTGCATCGCGCCTTCCAACACTTGGACAAGCCACAGCAGATTTTGAAGGACTTGTCGAAACGCTTGGCTCTCAGGCATTTATGTCTCAGATTCCAAAGATGAAAGGCTCTGGTGCTCTATCTGAGCGTGAAGGCGACAAATTGCAAGCATCTTTGCAGAACTTGAGTTTGAAACAATCTCCAGAACGCTTAATTGATAACGTCAAAGAATCAATGCGTTTGATTGAAAAAGCAAGAAAAACACTTTCCATCAAATCAGGTTTGCCAGATACTCCATTGGATATTCCATCTACCAGCGTCACAGTCGGTGGCCAGACTTACACTCGACCTGCCAACTTCACTGATGCTCAGTGGAACGCATACAAGCAATCCGTGGGGGCAAGATGAGTCCAGAAGAATGGTTGGCATCCCAGACTAAGCAGGCTGCACCAGCAGCTCCTGCACCTGCATCTACGGCCACAGCACCCGCTGCGGCACCAATGTCGCCTGAGCAATGGGCAGCATCACAGCCAAAGCCAATGGGCTTTTTGGAAAGCATTGCCGAGTCAATCACTGGTCGCGCACGCGCAACGCCTGAGACCCAAGCATTGCCTGAGTGGACAAGCATGCCAGAGCTGAACCAAATGAGCGTGGCATCGTTCAAAACAGCGCTTGGCACTTTGATGAGCAACCCCAAGGAAACGGTGCAGATTCTGCAAGCCAACTTCCCTGGTGTGCAAGTTCGTCAAGATGCCAAGGGCAACTACCTGATGCGATCGTCGGTTGATCAAAAAGAATATGCAATCCCACCAGGCTTCACGATGGGTGACATTCCACGTGCAGCTGGCGCTGTTGCTGCCTTCACGCCAGCAGGTCGAGCCGTAACCATTCCTGGTGCGATCGTGGCCGGTGGCGCAACTCAAGCGGCCATCGAAGCAACTCAAGCTGGCACTGGCGGCAAGTTCGACACTGGTGAAGTGGTTACAGCAGCCGCAACAGGCCCAGCAGGGCAGATTTTGCAGCGCGTGGCACCTCCGGTCGTCCAAGCAGTAAAAAAGGTCGTACAGCGCGTCACAGGCAAAGCTCCAGCACCTGCGCCATCCGCAGCTGCACCAGGCGCTCCTATGGGCACAGCAATGGCCCCAGAAGCACCTCCAGCAGCGCCAATGGCCGCAGCAATGCCAGAAGTGGCACCAGCCGCACCAGAGATTCCAGTCGCACCAGCTGCACCAGCAGTGGCGCCAATCGTCGCAGAAGTGACCGAGGAGGAAGTCGGCAATTTGGTCAAGAAGGCATCTGGCACTGGCTTTGGCTCGGCTGGCGCTCGTGACCGACTAGCCGATCTTGCGCAGGTCAATGTGGCAGCCAAAGACGCAGCCGATCGCCTTGGCATTCAATTGCCTGCCGATGTGTTCAGCGACAACCCACAAGTCCGAGCAGCCGCAGGCCTGACCAGATCAGCCGCAGGCAGTGAGGCAGAAGCCACATGGCGCAACACCGTCACGCAAGCCGTGGACAAGGCCGACGATGTGATCAAGCAATTCGATGCCACCTTCGTTGAAGGTGCAGTCGCACCAGGCGTGGTATCGCAAAAGATCAAGGATTCACTGACCGCGACTCGTTCAGACCTCAATGCACAGGCAAGCAAGGTATACAACGCAGTTGACGAAGTGGTGCCAAAGACATCGGTGGTGGAACTGCCAAAGCTCAAAGCAACCCTTGACACTATCAAGGCTGAGGTGGGCGAGAAAGGCATGTCAGCAGCCGAGCGCAATCTGGCCAAGATGATCGAGGAAGGCAACATCACGTATGGCCGACTCAAGCGCGAGAAAACCCTGATTGGCAACGCCATCAACAAGATGGAATCACCATACGGCAGCATGGCCGAGGCAGACCTCAAGCGCCTGTATGCGGCACTCGCTGACGACCAACTGACAAATGTTGGCAACATTGGTGGCGAAGAACTGCGCCAGCAACTGCGTGCGGCCAACCTGCTGTATGCCAAAGAGCGTGCCTTGGGCAAGCGCATCGTGAATGCATTTGGCCAAGACATCGAAGGCAGCGTGGCCAACAAGATGCGCACTGCCATCACTGGCGCGGCCAAGGGCGATGCTGGCGAGTTCAATCGTCTGCTCAAGACCGTACCAGAAGACCTTCGCAAAGAGACACTGGCCACCGCGCTGGCATCCGTCACGCGATCGGCCAGAGGCGCTGAGAAGGGTGGATTCGGATTCTCCGAGTTTGCCGACATCTATCCCAAACTGCGTGCCAACCCGCCAGTCTACAAAACCATCGTTGACACACTTGGCAAAGACTCAGCAGACGTTCTGCGCGATCTGTTCGAGGTCTCCAAGCGCGTCACAGAAGCCAGAGCCAATGTCCTGACCACCGGCAAGGCAAACCAAGCATTGCTGCAAGGCATGCAGGCCGAAAGCCTGATCGGTAAGGTCATGGAGAGCACGCTGGCCAAAGGCGTGGTGACTGGTGCAGCCGCAATGGGTGGCCCAATCGCAGCCGCAGCCACATCCGTGATGACCACCGCCATGACACAGGGCAACAAGGATGCACTCAAAGCAGCAGGAAAACTGTTCGCTGATGAAAACTTCCAAAAACTTGCCATTGAAGCTGCCACCAAGGGAACACCAAGCGCAGCTAGTATTCGTCGCACAGCCATGTCACAATCCTTCCAGAAATTTGCAGACGCAGCTAAACTGCCAAAAGCATTGGATGCAAGGATTCAGTGGTTGCAGACAGCAGCCCAGACCGAACGCCAATTTGACCAGGAGAACCAATAAATGTCCGCACTCTCGATTCAACCCACCTATCCGATCTTCACTGACATCGATGGCCAACCTCTTGAGAATGGCTATGTCTGGA